GTCGGGGTATCTTTGATAGTTTTGCAATTTTTCCCTTGTCCAAATTGGTTCTGGTGCGGTAAAGGATACATCCCCAAAAGCATTGTCTTGATTAGAAGATTTAAGCTCTACCAATCTCGAATCTGGTCGGGATAGTGCCATCCTCCCGATCGCCATATCTTTGAGGGACGTGATCGCCAGTTCATAGTCTTTGACGACATCCTCTCTCCGCCGAAATCTGTCTAAGCGATACCGGGCTAAAGATAAGGTGTGAGATACCAAAATCAGAGGGAATGGTGGCGCAATCGGGATGAGATACCGGACTCCTAAATATGAGTTTATTTCTGAATCCGCATGGGCGATCGCATTGGCGATTTGCCGTAAATCCGGTAAATCCGCAACTGGATTTTCTAAATTTGACAGTTCAATCGTCTCTTGCAGCCCATACGCTTCAATAAAATCTTCTGGTAGTGCGTAACTCACTCTGCGATCGCTTCCTGCTTACTTTCCTTTGATTCTCTAGCGCGAATCTTGGCCTCAAGCTTTTCTACCGGCTTGGGATCTTGAATGGGGTCTGCGGCCACAAACCCAAAGTTGATGGCCTGCCGCGCATCCTCAGCCGATAATTCGATTACTTCACCCGGTCGGTGAATCCGTCCGTTTCCTCTCACCTGTTGCAAAACACGATATTTCATTGTAATTTCCTCGGAATACTGCCGGATCAATCGGGTTAACCCACAAATACCCACCATCCGCCATCGCGATGACGGGTTCGCGGTCGTACTTAATTCGCCAAAAAATAGAGTTGTTGTCGTCCACATATCGCGGCGACATCACTAAAGGATGGCTTCCGTCAGGGGATCCGGTGTAGGTGTAGGTGTAGGCAAAAGCGGGTTCGGCATTATCAACCAATGATGACGGCGCATAGGATACCCCCGGCATTGGTTTTAATCCAGCCAAAACGCTTCCGGTCTGTGCCGAGCGATCGATGGCGTCCAAAACTTTGGGATTGACGTATGCCAGCACCGCGTAATTTCCCCAGATTCGCCGATTTGAGCTCATTGTGGTTTCGCGCCATGAACCTTTACCAACAAAAATGTGACGCAAATCATATCTAGCCCTCAACATTTCCACCGTAATTTTCGGTAAAGCAGCTTTGGCTAAGTCTGTAGGGGCATAAGTATATTTAGAGGTTACGTCGGGGTTTAAGATAATTCTCTTATAGACTTCTTTGCCGATAAACAGGCATAAGTTTTCGTCGGTGCCAATTTTGTTGCTAATTACATCGATCGCATCCAAGATTTGATCGTAAGGATCAACGGCATCCCAGTAATCACCACCTGTTACCAATATTCGATTTTCTTCATTGTAATTATTTGGATTCGTGACGAGTTGCATGACACTTACTTCGTGAGAAAGTGCAGCCCGTTGCATTAATTCTTTTGGCGCAATATCAGCATAATCCGCTGCAACTTTTTTGGCTTCTTCCAGTGTTTCCACTGGAAGATTGAAGTCTAATCCGTGGTAGGTGATTTTAAATGGTTTACCTTCGTAGCCTCGGTAAATTGTTTTAAAGATTGACCCAGGGGCGCGTTGGTCATCTTGGTAATCAAAGCTTGCATCATCAAATTGAATTACTGTTCCCCCGTAATGTTCGGAGGCGACCGCTGGGGCAAGGAATTTGCCGATAAAGCTTTCATTTTTATATCCATAGGCCGTTGTTGTTAAAAGCGGATCAACACCGGCTCTTGCACCGTGCGTACTGAGTGGAATTGGGGGCATAAACTAACCTATTGTAAAATAACCTCAATCAAATCATCGACAAGTTTGGCATAAGATCCGGGAGCCACAAACCCTACATCCGAGGCAGAAGCTGTGGTAGACGCGATCGCTTTTCCTTCAGCAGATGCAACGACAAAAGAGCCATTGTCAGTGACAGTTACGGAAGAAACCGGCGGGGTGCCTGCGATCGTATTTGTGCGATAAATTCCAGCAACATCATCGGCTGATACCAATCCACTGCCACTGGTGATTACTGTAATAGCTTCGCCAAATTGAGCGGCATATTCAGAAATTCCAAATATTTTGCTGCCACTTACACCGGGAACCGATGCGGGCAAAAAACCCAAGTCAGTCACAAACCTATGGGCAGGCACACCATCAGGTTCTCGGCAAATTACGCTCATCCTAAAATCGGGAGAATATCCTACTGACATTAGATTACCCCCATATAAATTTGGCTAACTTGTTCACTAAATTCGGGCAAATTTTTGATTTGTTCAAAACTTAGTTCTGGGTGTTCTGACTGATAGGATTCAATCGCCGCCAAAATTTTTGATTGAGGGGAGCCATTGCCAGAAAAAGACCTGTTTCCTCGTCTAGGCACGGGCGCGGCGGTAAGCTCATTAAATTCAACTTGCACGGGAATTTGTGACACAAACTGTTCAAAATATGAAAGCTGAGAATCGCTCAACCCTTCACAAAAACTAGAAAAGTTTTCGGAAATGGCGTCTTCCCCGAACTCCACATCGAAGTCTTCAAGCATCCGGGGAATCAAGCGATCTCGGTTTCGCTCCATGAATGAAGCAATGCGATCGCGCCGTCTTTCTCTTTTCTGCTTTTTAAGTTCTTCTCTTAATGCTGCAATTTCACTTTGCATTTCTGATGTCATCTCGTCCTCTTGATCGTCATCATCTTCTTGATAAGCCATGCTCATTTTCGGCATGGTTGAGGAATCTCCCAGACTAAAAACTGATTGGCGAACACCCTCAAGCTTCATCTCCAAGTCAGACATTCGCTCTTGCAAGGATTCTGTTTCGTCGTCGGAATCGCCTAGCATTCTTAGCACAAAACTGGGGATTAATGCTTCTGCTTTTTCTAAGCCATGAGATTCAATTAAAAAATCTCTTAGGCCAGAAAATAATTCAACAATCGCATTGTTTTTATAGTCGGAAAATTCCAGAAAATCATCATCTTCTGAAAAGTTGAACTCATTCAAATTGAAAATTGCCTCCATTCCTTTAACAGAAGGTGCGGTTTTTCCTAGCAAGGCAACGTGGCGCAATGCCCACTTGCCGGGGAACGGATTATTTGCCGAATCGGGAGGGTAAAACGATGCCGAGCGATCGACTATTCGCCCTTGGGCAATCCAGTCTCGCACTTTTGGCGCTACCGGATCGCAAAATGCATAAAGGCTGTTACCTTCCCTCTTAAGCTTTTTGACTATCCCAAAAGCCAACTCGGACTCGGCCAACTCACGATCGCTTCGGCCAAAGGTATCATGGCTTATAATTAATGGCGCTCGAAAGTGTTCAGGCGAATATGACGAAACAATCTCGTCCAAATTTTCCGGAGAAAAAACAATAGTTCGACCATCGCTGGCAGTTTGCTTCCCCGCCTTAAAAATTTCCACCCAATCAGATCGCCCAGGCATCGCATTATTTTGATAAACTACTAATAATAAACAACAAGAAACTTAAAAAGGTTAGGCTTGCCTTATGGCTATTCCTTTATCTGTTTTAAAAGGG